TAATTACAAACTTATAAGTTTGTTTTTGATTTCTTTCTGACCATGTAGGACAGATGTCATTTTTATATGATAAAAGAATTTTATATGCGGGACAATTCTTCAGATCATGTATTTATTACCGCTTCCCCAGAACACTGGAAAGAGTGCGAGCAAGTGAGCAAGGCAGAGGGCAAACGCTTACGAGCCGAACACGCTAAAAACTCCCTTCTGAATATCCTAAAAGCTGGGGATACTGTTTATACAGTTTTGCGCCATGTTTCCGCTTCGGGAATGTCCCGCCGTATTGATCTCTACACCTTCCGAGATAATAAGCCCGTTTACCTTTCAGGCTATTTCGCCATGCTGCAATGCGAAAGCCCGCCCGAAAATGGCTACAAGGTGGGCGGATGCGGAATGGATATGGGCTTTCACTTGGTTTATAGCTTGTCTTCTTTGCTTTTTGGCTCTACTGATCGTGGCGGATACGCTTTGCGCCACGAATGGTTATAAGGGGGCATACATGGAAAACCTTTACTTTAAACCCTTGTATGAATCGGGCATAGATCGAGAGCCGATTCTAGAATACAACAGGATTGCCGACTGCTTACTTGGCGGGATAGTTCAAGGTTTAATGAGCCTAGGTTATACGCGGGAAATGGCTATTACTTTTCTATCTTCCAAAATTCTTAGGCACGAACTAGACGGGGGACTTGATGACCACATTGTAAGCATTGGAAAACATTACGGGCAAACAATCGCCCCAACATATTTAAAAGACTGCGAACAATGGACAAGCGAGGCTTCCTATGAATAAAGTTTTTATTGCAAGCGGATATAACTCATGGACTAATCAGCCCTCTTGTAGGGCTTTTAGAACCGAGAAAGAGGCGGATTCTTTTCTAAACGACCACCTAACCGACCCGCATATTCATGTTATCACCTAGAACAATGTTATAGACCTTTCCAACCACCTATTAGGCAACCCAACCACACAAAACGGACACAAATAAGACATGGACAAAATTTTAATTTTCATCTTGCTAGTTGTTATTTTTCTTTTAATTATCGAGAGTGGCACTAGCAACCCATGAGAACTTACACCATAGACGATCTACAAGGCGGGAACTTTTGCTCTTGGTCTCATGACGAACCAGCAACCCGCCAGCAAATAATCGAACACTTTAATGAGTTTCGATTGAATGAGGGCATGGAAATGCCTAAAAAAGCCCTTTCGCTTCGCTTTATTTCCCGCCATTGGGAAGTGAGCATAAACCCAACCACACGAGGCTAGACAATGATTAACGCACATATACACGCATTAAATAGGGCTTATGCCCTGATTGACAACAAAATAGACGGGCTTACCAGTCGGGAAGATATGACCGCCTTTTTAAATGATCTTGAGGCGCAGTCTTGCGAACCCATGATGGACTTACTTTATATCCATGCTGCACAAGTTATCAACGAAAAATTAAGCACTAAGAACGAGGCTAACCGATGAGGCTTAGATATAGCCGAAACAATCGAGAGATTGTCTTAGTCAACTGCTAGGAGTATTAAAAAATGAATGGATATATCGCTCTTTACAAGGGGAAACAAATAGAAATATTTGCGAATACCAGCTATGAGGCGCAGAAATTAGCCAGCACTCAGTTTAAGGCTAAGAAGTCCTATGAGGTATCAGTTTACCTATGCGAAAAGCATGGGGAGCAAGTAATTACAACATTAACCAATTAACACGAGGCTAAAAAATGATGACTATCAATAACGAAGTTATATACACCGATTATGAACTGGCGGTAATGGCTTATGAGCATGAGGATTTTGAAAGATTAGATAAGCACTCATTCATAAAAGGATTTTTATTTGCTATGGATTACTTAAATAACGAGGCTAAAAATGACTAGAGAAGAAATGATAAGCGCATTGATTGTGGACATGATGAACACGATCAACGAAGGGGATGGATGGTATCTATCCTCTATTTGCGATAACGGGTTTAAAGGCTTTAGTAATTACACAGATGAAGAACTGGCGCAAGAGTATGCCGAACTAATTAACCACTAAGAACGAGGCTAAAAATGAACTGGATTAAAGATACTGAAAAACTGCTTTTAGGCAGAAAGATCGTCAAGATCGAATGGATGTCAAACGAGGATGCAGAGGAGTGCGGATGGTATTCCCGCCCTGTTTGCCTATTGCTAGATAACGGGGTTTGGATTTACCCCATGAGAGATGACGAAGGCAACGATGGTGGCGCACTAGCAACTAGCGTGGATGCCATGCCAGTTATCCCTGTATTTCAAGTAGAGGAGAGTGAAGATGCCTAATTATTGCCATAACACGCTAGAAATTTCACACAACGACCCAGCCATGATTGCACGGGCTAAGACTGCTTTCGAAGAACGCAGACTATTGCAAGAGTTTTGCCCATTCCCAAAAGAGTTAATAGAATATAAGAATTGGTGGGATTGGTGCGTAAACGAGTGGGGGACTAAATGGGATGTAGGCGGGGATGATGGATGTATAACAAGCGAAACACCTAATTCATTATCCCTATCCTTTTATTCCGCATGGAGTCCGCCGACTGAGGCATACCGCAAATTAGAGGAACTAGGATTCAGTATTACCGCTTACTACTATGAAGGTGGATGCGCTTTTTGCGGATATTACAACGAAGGCATGGATGACTGCTTCAGTATTGATGGTAATTCTAAATGGGTTAAAGAGAATATTCCTGACTATATAGACGAAGCATTTTGTATCTCTGAAAACATGGCTGAATGGGAAGCCGAAAACAAAGAGGAAAACGAAGATGCTTAACTGGGAAGATGAACTAACCGCATGGGAAGAAAAATATCATCCGATGCAGAACCATATCACCAATATTGGTGATGATAAGTTTGAAACCTACGGGGTAGAGCTGGATTATGTATGGAGCATTAACAAGACCGAACCCGCAAGGGTTTGGACTCTTATTGAGGGCGATAGTGGCAATTTATGGATTACTAATGGCTATCACTATGTGAACCGCCTTAATTACTTTATTACTGCACTACCGCATAAGGGCGGGGATGTTGAAGTGCCTTATTTGATTTTTGAAGAGGAGGAAGAAGCATGACGGTGGTAATGGGTCTTTTAGTTGTTTCAATGTTGATCGGATTGTTTTGGCTTGGCAGAGAGATTGTTTGTTGGTATTTCAAACTCTCTGAAATATCCGATTTGTTGGTTGAAATTCGTGATGAACTTAAAAAGGAAAAGCAATGAAAAAAGAAATTTTTGGAAAAGTTGTATTTCTACTCGCTTTGGCAGTCTTATTCGTCCTTTGCGTTTTGACAGTTAAACATGCGCACGATGAAAAACAAGCGTGTCAAATTAGTAAGGAGTGCAATAAATGAACCAAGCAGATCAAGATGCAGAACAATGGATGAAACAACATCAGGCTAACCAGTATCGTGAATGGATTAAAGCAACCGAAACTGGGACACCTTACTTTATTAACCAAAATGGTGATGTAGTAGCCGAGAAAGACAAGCCTAGTGAAAATTGAAATTAAAAACCGATTTACAAAGGAAGTTATATTTACTCACGAGTGCGAAAACAACACAATCAAAATTACAGTAGAGGAAGCGGTTAAGCAAAAGGTTAGTTTGCATGATGCTCATCTGCGGAAGGCTTGTCTGATTGAGGCTAATCTAAATGGCGCTTTTCTGAGTGGGGCTGATCTGCGTGATGCTAATCTGCGTTGGTCTAATCTGAGTGAGGCTGATCTGAGTGGTGTTAATCTGCGCTGGGCTGTTCTTTTCGGGGCTAATCTATGTGGGGCGATCATGCGCCTTACTAATCTTAGTTGGGCTGATCTGTCTGGTGCTAATCTGCGTGATGCGTCTTTGATTGACGCTATTTTGCGTGAGGCTGATCTGAATAAGGTTGGGCTGACTAACGCTGATTTGCGCGGGTGCGATTTTGGTAATTCTGTTCTAAATGAGGCATATATGAGTGGGGCTTGTCTGGATGATGCTGATCTGGTTGGGACTACTTTGTTGAACGCTGTTATGAGTGATGCGTCTTTGGTTTGCGCTGATCTTCGTGATGCTGATCTGCGCTTTGCTGATCTTCGTGATTCTGATCTGACTAGCGTTGATCTAACTGATGCTGATCTGACTAATGCTGATCTAACTGGGGCTATTATGCGTGAAGTTATTGGATACGATATTGAAAATGAAAACCATAACAACTTACTTTATTAACAAACATTGCGAGGTAGTTTCGGATGAATCTAAGACTAGCAGAGGGTAAAGTGCCAATCAGGAGTAAAGGGGAAACCCTTTACTTACTTGTTGATTTCCCATCAAAGGAGGAGTTTTACCGCCTGTATGCCAAGCATAAATCCAAAGACTTAAAAGATAAGTATTGGACTATTCTTAATTCCCGCGCGCAAGGCTTAACGCTTGCTGATGCTGGCAAGCCATTTGGTTTAACGCGTGAACGGGTAAGGCAAATTGAGGCGCGCTTTCAACGATTAGTCGGCGAGGACTTTCACAAAGTTTGAGGCTAAGATAATCTAATCCCAGAGTTTAATACTGTTTTCTTTAGACTTTGGGATGCTTTAAATATTCCAACTCTCAAATAAAAATCATTAAAGTCTTCACCTGATGTATCTGAAATCCAGTAAGGCTTTTCTGCTTCTCTAGCAGCCTTCAAACCAACACCGCTTGGGTCATTATCCGCCACTACAAATCCGCCACTCATGCCATTTGCGATGTGCTTCATATTGCTTGCGCTAAAGCAAACATAGATCGCATAGCGGATATTGCTCGCTTTCATACACTCTCGAACAGATAGGGCTGTCGCAAATCCTTCGCAAAATATAGGCATGCCCTTTGCGTTCATGCAAAATGAGGCGCCTTTTGTAGTTTGACCATGTAAGAATTTTTTATTACCTTCTTCATCAATAAGCTGGACTCCGACAATTTTCTTGTCGATAAACATTGGAATTACTAATAGTTCTTTGCCGTCCTTTTCCCATACATTACCTTCTGCATCTGGAAAGCCCTTAGATTTTAAATATGGGTGCGTCTTAAGTTTGGATTGCTTTAATATCCATCCCGCTTTTTTTGCAGCCTTGTCTGCTTCGTTAACCTGGCGCAAGCGAGAGTCGTTAATGCTCTTCTGTATCTGTGGACTATCAATCGTCTGACCATCAGCGAACCATGTGGCGGGCTTTTCCATGGTTGCCCAGTTCTGCACGAACCCAACATTACCCAAAAATTTATATCTTCCGTTACTACTGCGCGGATGATCCTCAGTAGGTGTTGCAACCCAACGATCTAGCTGTAAGCCATTTAGTATCAGCCCATGATTGCGAGCAAAGTCTTCAAACCTCATTTACTTCTCTCTGCTTTATGTAACGGTTTAAAAGTGCCATCCTCATTGCGTTCTCGCAAATGCCATGGAATGGTTTTCTTTTTCTTTTCAGCACTGTAATGCTCGTCCCTGCAGGTTGCGCAGCAATACATTGCCCTGCCCATGGGGGTTGACTGCGTGAACTCTGTATTGCATCCCTTGCAAATTCTTTGCGGGCCATTGCCCATAACTATTCTAGATTTTCTAGCGTGTTCTCTAGCTTCGTTCGATACATAAGACCTGATGATGGTCTTTTTTCCCTGTAGTGTTTCTTTAATTGTTTTTGGATCAAGGATGGCAACACCAACCTTAGCTCTATTACTCATTACCTCTGAGAGGTCTTTAGATATAACGCCCGTATGCAAATTAAAACCAGCAGCCCTTTTAAAATCATCCGCTTTAATACCATGAGCAATATTCATATGCGTGGTTAAATTTTTTCCATACCATCCACACCCTTCGATTAGGCAATTTAACTCTGTGCGATTTAAAAATCCATCATAACCCTGTGGCAATGCCATTTGATCTGGGTTAGCTATCTGCCTATCAAAGCGTTTGTCCATATAAGATCTATAGCAAACTCTTGAGCAAAACTTCTTTTTACCTATTTGTTTTTTCTTAACGTAAAACTTTTCTTTACATTCTAAACATTCGATATCGGCACCAGTTTTTAATCCAATGGCTCTTTTTGCTATTGATTCTGCACTGAAAGATCTTTCCCTTGACTCCTTGAGCATGCTTAGAAATTGATTCGATTTTGTATAGCAACTCATGCTGCAAAATTGAGGATTGTTCCTGCGTGTAAAAAATGTTTGCCCACATTCTTTGCATGTTTTATTTGGAATTGGCTTAGAAAATTTCTTTCTCATATAGGCGCTCCTACAAGTCTGGGAGCAAAATAGACTAGCGTTTTCATATACATGACGTTCTGCTTGTTTTTGAGTTCCAACAAACATAGCACTGCAATGCGTGCAAACTAGCTTATCCCTTATTGATGCTGCATATGCGCGCTTACTCATCATCTTGCCCCCATCCCTTTCTGTCTGCCTTTTACCCATGCGATTGTTCCGCGCTTTACCCAGTTCTTTGTAGCTTGTGATGGGGGAATCGTGGTTTCATCTAATCCCCTTGGCCATACTCCAAACTTCTTTCTGTATTGATGGGCAGCCCAGTTGGGGTTGTAGTCTTGCGTGTATGCAATATGAAGTAACTCAGAATAGAACGTTTGTTTATCATTAAAACTAACTTTCTTGTCCGCTTTAAGTTCTACCATCTCGCCAGCTACTGACTCTACCGCCTTCCGTTGCCTTACATAGCCGCAGCTTGCGCAACTATCACTACCTTTAGGCCATAACGCACCGCATGCTGGGCATTTACTTTCTTTCTTTTCTTTTTCCGTAGGCTCTTTTCTTGTTTTTGTATCTACATCAGACTTGAGCTTTTTAACGCCGTTTTCGTATAGCTTTTCCCAATCATCTTCAAATCTAAGCCAGTTACCACTGTGGTCTTGAATAACGCAAAATTTCTTATCAGGATGTGGCCTCGCGCCTCTTCCAACCATTTGAACGTGCATGGAAAATGCTTTTCTTAATGGTCTGGCAATAATTACATGCTCCACGTCTGTTTGATCGAATCCTCGCACCAAAATATCAGAACTGATAACTCCGTTAATATCAGAATCTGGTTTAGCAAAATCCTCTAATACTTGCTGCTTGTATTCGTCCGTGTCCAAATAGCTTATTGAAACAAAGTTTAAGCCTACAGTTGCAAATCGTTGTGCCAACTCTTGGCTATGCGCAACACCAGAAGAAAAGCATATTGTTTTTTTGGGCCTACCAAATATCGTATTACTTAACCTCATATATTCCGCTACGACATCGCCAACGATTTCAAGACCTCTGCTTTCTAAATCGTCTTTTTGCCATTCGCCAGCCACTATTTTTACACCAGTTGTATCTATTTGTTTTGCTACATAAACTTTAAACGGCACTAAAAAACCCTGCCCCACCAATTCTTTCATAGTGATGACGTTTACAACATTAGTAAAATACTCTCCAATGTCTTTCTGAAAAGGAGTTGCAGTTAAGCCAATAATTTTTTTGTTTGGGTTTTCTTCTATAAACTTTTTTAAAGATTTTCGCATTACTGCATGTATCTCATCAACGATAAGAACATCGCAGTCATACCACGCCTTCATTCTTTCAAGAGTCTGAATACTTGCAACCTGCACACTTCTTTGAGGGTTGTAGTTCCAATGGTTTGCCATTATGCAACCATGCTCTATCTTATTGCGATCCAAGTGTCTTGAGAACTGATCTACTAATACTCTCCTGTCGCATACAAACATTACCCTTGATCCGCGATTTTTCGCAGAATCTAAGATACTCATAGCAATAATACTTTTGCCGGATCCTGTGGATGCCGCTAATACTTGCCTTGCATGCCCTTCTGCAAAACCTTTTCTTAACTGATCTATAGATGATTGCTGGTAATCGCGCAAATTTATATTAGGCATATTCCCACCTACTTCCTAATCTTTCTGCGCCACGTTTTATAGCATGAAATACTGCTGTTCTAGATAATCCAAGCTCTCTTGCAGCTGCTGCCGCGCTTGAAAATATTTTGCCGTCACTCAACCTTTTGACTGGCTTGCTTCTGGCTTGCACGCACTTTTCTCTTGCATTTAACTTTCTGATCTTTTCGTTTTCAGCCTTTTTTGTTAATAAGCTTTCCAAAGTTACATCATTGTCCTCAAGCCTCCAATAGTGGCCACCAAACTTCCAGCCATTTTTAATTGCACGAAATATATTGTCTATGTTTTCTTTAACGCCAACGGCTTCTGAGGCCGCATATCCTGATGCGAACCAAGCATTATCTGTAAGCCTAATGACTGGCTTGCTTACAGCCTTCGCTGCTAATTTTTGATTGCTTAGTCTTGCGCTTTTATGCCTGGCTGATTTTTTTACTGAGACTGATAATTTTTTTGCAACATCTTTATCCAGCATTGCACTTTTTGCAACCTTTGCTAGATTGTACTGAGGCTTATATAAATCAATAAAATACTGCTCAAATTCTATTAAATCTTTTTTGTCAAATACGCATAAAATCTGCTCAAATTTTAAGTTGCTTTGGCCGTACTTTAAATACGCATTTTGAAATCTTTTGCTTCTGCATTTATTTCTTTTCAAAACACTTTTGTGCTGATAAAACCTTCTTTTTATATTTACTGAACTTCCTATATAACAACTTCCTGACGGAGATGTTATTTTGTAAATGCCCATCGTCATTTTTATTTCCTTTCAAATTCCGCAAACCCTGCGGTGTGGGTGCTACTTACTTAACTAATGATTCTTTTAACATTCCTGCAAGAGACTCTAATTGATAGGCCAAATCTAACGCTTTTTCATAGTCACGATTGTTCGCGCTTTCACCTATTCCTCGAAGCAATTTCTGAGCATTTATTACATACTCAGAATAATCTTTTTGCCCTTCATTCATTACTCACCTTTTTCAATTGCTGTTTATACCAGTTCACTGTTTTGATTAGTTCCGCATTTTTATTTTGAAACATGTCTCGGCTTTCTCTGATCGCTTTATTTTCTATTTCCGCAATTCGGATTTGCTCTCTTAAGTCAGCAACAACTTGCATAATGTCTAGCTTCTCAATTTCGCTTGCGTTCCATTGGCCAATTGCAATCTGGTCTTTCAGCTCCGTATTTTCTACTACAAGGGCGGTAATAGTGTTCATGAGTTCACGAATCCTATCTTCTGTAGGATCGTATTCATGTTCACTATTTGCCTTCTCTTGTGGTTCATCGAATTGATATTCTTCAGGCTTCTTGCCGATGTTGGATGTTTCCATCATCTTTTCGTTGCCGTTTTTGTCGATGTATTTCCGTTGCGTGGGCTCTGGCTCTTTGCTTTGTTCTTCTCTAGCTACGCGCACTCGCCCAACAGTCATGCTAGATACGCCAAGTTCTTTTGCAATTTTTTTGTTTGACCATTGGCTATACTCTTCATCATCTAGCATTTGATTGAGGATGCTTCTAAGTTCTCCGCTTTTTAACTTTTCGCCATGCGTGTTATTTGATTTCCAAGCATGAAACTTTGCGTCCCTTATCGTGCCAGTAAATAAGTTACATTCAATCGTCAAATTGCCATTGGATTTGGTGGCATGCAGGCGGTTAAAGCCAGCGGCAAGGATGTATTCACCCCCGTCAAAAAACACGTCTACAGGCGGGAATTCCACGCCATCACGCATCTTTTCTGCGTAGTCCTTAACCAAGTCCATGTCGAGGTTTAATCGTGGCTGAGTGCCTCGATCTAATTTGATTCGTTCGATGTCTAATTGCATTATTAGCTTTCCTTATCATCCATTTTCTTTATGCGCTGCACAATGTGAAGTGCCAATGTCATATATTGCTTAACCTGCTCTTCTGTTGGCGTATCAGATTCAGTATTTAATTCTCTGATATGTTCCATGGTATCGCACACACTGCAAGATCCATATGAAACCCTAACATACCAATATTCTTTAGGCTGATAGTATTTTTCAGGAATCAAATATACCAATGTTCCCTGATAATCTCCTTGGTCAATCTCTACTATTCTCTCGCGATCTGGCAGCCCATATTCATCGTCTGGGTTAAGCATTTGGACTACCCATTCCACGATTGTTTTATATCTATAAGGGTGGCCTATCTCAAACTTTCTTTTTAAAGTGTGAGATCTTTCATTCCATGCGTCTACAAAATCTTTAATCATTTTTATCTCCTAGCAGTTGGGTCTATTAGTATATCAGTTCTCTTTTGCCAATGTCTCGGTAGAAACCACTATGTAGCCATGTTTTCCCGCCTGTGCGCGAAGCTCTTCGCTTAGTGCCTCTTTTATGCCAGTGGTATCAATGTTACCCACTGACACCAGCGTTGCTTTGACTGTCACTTCCCATGTTTTTGTTTCCATTTTCTCTCCCTTACACAAGTTTCCCAAAAGCTGGCTAATGGGAATTTTCTACCCAGTAAAAAGGGTTTTTGCCGACCAACCTGCATTCGCCCAGGACGGGGTGATCTACTATAGGGCAGGCTTCAAAGAACTCTAGATGCTCTAAAACGTTATCTAATGACTTCTGGCTGGATTGCTTGCCATGGTTTTTATTGTAAAAGGGTGTCTCTGCTATTTCAGGGTTATGCGGCATCCACCTGTCAAACTTAGCAAAATCGTGGTTTGAAGTTATGTACCATTTTCTCGCCTGTGGGTTCCATCTAGCACCGCGTTTTTTTGCTAGATCTTTTTCTCTGTATGGAACATCTATGTAGGTTATTTTTGTCATTTTTTCTTGTGACGGATGTTTTAGGTCATCGTTTTTGCAGAATGTTCAGAGTTTGAGCGAACCTAGCCCTACCTAGGTTGCCTTCAATATGTCCGTCGCCGTCGCATATACCCGAAAGACGTTCGTTGAATCGGCTCTTCCTTCGCCACCGATTTGTGGTGTATTTCATCAACTTACCCCCAGTCACCTTACTCATCCAGCCGCTGGTATGTCGTTAGAGCCTCCAGCTGAATCAGGCGCGGAAATAGAAAAACCCTTTGGGGTTGCTCTAAGGTGAAGTTGCGGTTCAAATGTGTCATTACCAGTCCATTTGAAAGCACTAAGAACAACCCGAAAGGGTTTAGGTAATAACCGTTTACTACCGCAGACTTCACTCCGCACAACGCTAGTATACACAAAAAAAA